ACCAAAAGCAATGGTATTTGCCACCTCTACATTTCCGTTATTGTCAAGTTTTACGCCAGACGCATTTCCTAAACCGTCTGAAATTTCTTTAGGCAATGAGCTTAAAGGCGTAGTATCTAAAGTCTTTAGTAACCCTTCGTAAGTTTCGCTTATTTTAGTCCCTGTTAATGTACTCATATTTTCATTATTTTAGATAACACTAAGTGTTAATTATTCTTGACCCTCTTCTAGGTTTTCAATATCAGACTCCCAAGGCTTTCCCTCTTGTGTTATTGGCTTTTCGATAGCCTCCTTCATAGCCTCACATTCTGCGTCTACTAAAACTTCTGTTTCAGAAACTAACTCAGAACCTAAAGAATCTTTGACCCAACCAACAATTAATTCTTCTGTTAAATCCTCATAAGGAATAAAATCTGTTGTTGATTCTGTGAATTCAGTTTTAAAAACTCTCCTAGAATACCCTGCTCCATCGGTTTTTTCATACGCTGATATTGTTTCTATAACAAAACCATCGTTTGTTTTATGTGTCATATTTAATACTTTCCAACTCATAATTTATTTTTTTTATTTATGTTAATCTTACTTTTACATCGTTATTGTGTCTGTATAATCCAGCAATCGGAACACCACCTGCTGCTGCGTCAACGTCATTTGCATAACTGTTAGAACCTGGCAAGTCCTTTATTACTACCGTTCCATCATATAAAATCTCGAAACTGTTAGAAGTTCCGTTTATACCGTTACCAATTATAAATTGAGCATCAAAATTAGAAGCGTTTTGTGTTCCAATTACTGTTTGGTCATCAACACTAGCGATACATTTATATCCGAAAGCCTGTGAACGAACTCCAGTAGCATCTGAATTCGACCCAACTGACGTTGTGTTAGTATTAGTGGCTCGATTGTTAGAACCAAATGCAGAAGATTTATTACCATTTGAATTACAACCATAACCCACACTTAAACTATTTTGATTTGTAGAGTAAGATGCGATGCCAATAGCAATTGAATTAGAGCCAGAACTAGTAACGACAGTTCCAACAGCAACACTAGAATTACCTGTAACAGTATTATAAGAACCAACACAAGTAGTACCAAAAAGATTTCCTGTTGTATTATTATTGTAACCTATTGAAAGTGATGTCTGTGAAGTAATTGCATTATTTATACCAATAGCAATTGAATTAGCTCCTGTACAATTATTGCTTTTACCTATGGCTGTTGAGTATTGAGCTGCTGCTGTATTTTGTCGACCAAAAGTATAACTATCTGCTCCAGTTGAATCATTATCGTATCCAAAAGCGTAAGTTTGATTGTTTGATGCGGTATTATTGTGACCTATTGCAGCGGAATTAGTGCCACTTACAGTATTAGCTACCCCAAGTCCAATAGCCGTATATCCACTTACATTTCCACCCATACCTGCTGCAAAAGAAGTGTTTCCTGTTGCTTGTACATTAAAACCAATTGCTGTTGAATTATAATTACTAGCTAAACAACCTTTACCAATAGCCACAGAGTACTGCCCAGTAGCACCTCTATTTTGTTGATAATCTTGTAGTGTTAAATCAATGGCTTTATCCCCAATAGTTCCGTAATAATTAGCGAAATTTTCGTTGTATATTCTATAACCTGTGTTTCCGCTTTCAGTTATTTCTTTTAATTGCCCAGATGCATTATATTCACCAGTTATTGGGTCGTATAAAGTTTGACCGCCATCAACTAAAGGAATGCTATTTAGATAAATTTTGTCATTAACGTTTAAATCTGCATTTACAGTATTTGTTCCATTACCTGTAAAATTAACCCCACTTTCAGTAACGTACAAAACACCGTTTGTTGTGACAAAACTTAACACTGAACTTATATTTATTATAGCGTTTAGATTATCATTATTCCATACATTCCACCCCTCAGCCGACATTAAAGTATTAGAGCCTAAGTCACCATTGAACTCAATATATCCAAACCCACTCACATTGGAAACCGTAACAACAGGTGTTGTGTAATTTCCGTTTAAACTTTGTAAAGCTAAAGTATCTCCAACGCTTACTAAAGATTCACCGTTAGAATCCGTATATAGTTCCCCAGATGTGCCATAATTTGACCAGTCATTTACCATCATAGCAACAGGTGTAGGAATATTAACGCTACTAACCGTTCCTTGTGATTCTGGTGTTAAAAAAGCAACAGCACCACCGCCACCGCCTAAATTTGCAGGGTCTATCCTTACATTTTCTGAACCGTCATAACCCACAACAAAATCAACATCTGCTGGGTCGGTCTTTAATTCAAATTCACTAAATTTTTTATTTGCCATAATTTTTTATTTATTCTATTATTAAATTGTCATTATTTTCTGCTAAAATAAATTCGCCGTTTTCTGAAATTATAAAACNTTCTACTGGAATATTNCCACAATCAGGAAACTCAGGCACCGATAGTTTATTACTTTCAGCACCCCACCAAGATTTACAATATATTTTACCCCAATTTATTGTGTTTGCCATTTTCTTTTTTTTGTTTACGTAAGTAGCTAACTAACTTTTTTACGTTTTTTATTTTTACTTTATACTCTTTTTTCATACTATAAAACCCACCCTGTAAATGCTGCGCTTTTTTCTGGCTGCATTTGCTCGTTATTATTTTCAAAATATTTAGGAAACTTAGCCGAGGCATTAAAACTCATATAGTCTATAAACCTACGAGTATAAAACTGTGCGCTACTTAAATGCTTTTGTACTAAATAGTCTACTTCGTCTTTACTTACAGCTGCGCCTTTTTCTGACGTTGTTTTAAACAGACCGCCGTTTTTAATCTCAAAACTACAAAATGGCAAATAGTCCGTCATAGCGTAGTGTATAAGCATAGGCTGTAAAAAATTTGACAGCAAAGCTTTTGTGTCTGCGTCTACAGGTGTAGGGTTAGCCGACTGACTAACAAGTATTTTATTAGAAATTTCGTCGTATAGAGCGCTACCGCAATACTGTAATATATGCGTTTGCTGCGCTAGTTTAATTGACTGTATAAAAAGGTCAGTATCTACGTTACCGTTTATAATAGTATTTTTTACTAAGTCCGTTCTATTTATGAATAATGCTGTAGCCATTTTTTAATTATTATATTTCCAGTAGTCGTTACTAGCTTTTGCTATTTGTGCCACCTCTGGTGCGTTTTTTTCTATTTTTGCCTCTTTACGTAAACTAGGGTCTAACTCGTTAATTTTCTTAATAGCCTCTGTTACTGTAATTTTTTTGTTATTTTTTCTTAAATACGTTCTACGCTCCCAATAATGTTTACAGTTTACGCCGCCTTTGTATAACCATATATTGTAAGTGTCTGACCCTGAGGGACTTAACTCTGAATTAGCGCTGCTTTGCTTATCTAAGTCTTCTTTACGGTATATTTTTTTAGCTGCCCACATTTTCTGGCAAAAATCTCGCTCTGGGTTATTACTACCCATATAAGCGTATCTTACTTTTAAAATACTAGTGTCTTGCTCGCTTGTCTTACTAGGCGTACTAGAAACGACGCTAGCTAAATTTATAACACTATGTATATTTTCGTCGTATTCGTTAGCTGGCGTAGAGTTAATTAAGTCCCAGTTTTCTAGGTCTTCGTCTTCGCCTACAGTATTTAAACGGTCTAGTACCGCTGTAGCTATTTCGTCTGTAAGGTTTGGTCTCTCGTCGCTAAAATCTCTTTTTTGCCCTGTTTGCTCTTCAATCTCCTCAGTACTGTTTGCATTTTCTAAGTCTATAAATTCTAAAGGCTGTAACGTCTTTATGTATAGTTTTAAGCTAACATCATTGTAAGCTAGTATACTATCAAAGGCTTTTAAAATAAGGTCTTGAAACGGTCTAATTACCGTATTATCAAATAATATAGAGCTGTTTTTTAACTCGTCTGCATTACTCGAGAATCCGTTGCCGTCTCCTTTAATACCTAAAAGTAAAGGACTTGTCACTCTATGACCTATTAGTATTTTAGCGCCGCTTTCACTACTTAAAAACTGGTACTGCTGGTGCGCGTCAGATAGTTGTACCGTTTCTATAGTCGCTTGCTCTTCTGCGCCATTATTAAAGGCTAAAATTATACGCCCACTATTAGACGTGCCAGTATATTTTTGATATATTTTTTGTTCTATTTGTCGCTGAGTCTCTTCATCTGGTATGCCTGAGTTCATATTCATTAATAAGCTAGGCGACATACCATTTAAGAGCGAATTTAGGTGAAAATTGCTTATTTCGGTTTCCATCTCTATATACTGAGTCGCTCCTTGGTAATCGACAGGGCTATAGTAGTAAAAGCCTGGTTTATAGGGTTTTATGTATAGTATTTCTATATCAGCTGTAGACATACCGAAACAAGGTATACGCTTTAACTCTTTAGTGTTTTTAACGTCCGACCAGTCACT